GCAGCGGCGATCCGGGTTTCAACCTGTTGGTCGAAGTCCGGTGGGAACATATCGTCTGAGCTATATGGTCCCTCGTCGTATCTACCCATGGTATCTCGCTACCTTGCCTCGTTTTACGAGGTACTCATTAGCCTGCGTTTTGGTAATGAACCCGTTGCCCGCGATCTCAGCCTTTTTGTCGGAGACGTAGGTCGTGCAGTTAGCGATAGACCATGCGGTCTGGTACGGCACCTTCGTGCCCTGCACATACATGAACTTCGGGATGGCTATACCGGGGTTTTCCAGGACCGTGGTCCGAATCTCCTTCACCATGGAGCCGGAGAGCCGCTGGTTTAGCTTCTTCCGTTTACGCGGGGTCGGCGCCTTCGCTGGCTGTATCACCAACGCTTCCTCCAGGAGTTGGTTTATGCCCTTTCCGGTTCTGAGTGACTTAGCGGCCAAATGGGCCAGAACGCTATCTTCAAGTTGTACATTTAGTTTCATATTGATTCCTCCAAGTCAGAAGGATACACCACGCGCTGCCCATTGCAAGAGCAGGCACACCCACCTGCTGGGCGTACCTGCCGGGGCATAATCAAGCCCTCTTGGCTCGCAACACGGATTCTGGCAGATGCTCCCTTCCCCGAACTGCTGAGCGTAATCGCGCCTGGGGCCAAGGGGGGGCAGGATGGTCACTGGCGTTATACTCCAAAGCCAGGGTATTACCGCCCCTTACCGCTTCGACCAGGTCAAGGCCGAGGTCAGCGGTAAACTCCTCAAGGGTGTACTTCAGCGCACACTCGGTGATTTCGTTAATTTTGCTCATTCGTTTCCCTCCGGGTTCTTGCGGCACCCAGCCCTTACTCACTGAATCAAGTTACACCCCCCACATCGGTTAATCAAGCCAAAACCACCCCTAACCACGATTCCCAGGGAGTCACCGACCTTTAATTCAAGGAAATTCCGAGGGATTGGATGTCGGTGGGGGAAAAGCCCCTAGAAACAGGGGTTAGCGGCACCGACCACTAATTCAAGTTTTTTTTCGGCAATTATTGGTCGGTGGGGTTTTCCGGCAACTTTCGGGCTTAGTTTTTACCCGGTTTACCGGGGGCAAAGAAAAAGGGGGCCTGCGGTGAGCAGGCCCCCTTGGGGAGGTCCGGCCGGGGCTGTGTGCCCGGTCGGGTGTGTGACTACTCGGCTGGCGGGGGGCTGTCACCCCGCTGGGGCCAGCCCGTCTTCCAGAGGATGCGCCGCACCACCAATTCGGGCTTGCTGTCAGATCGTGGCCCAACCTCGACCCAGAACGACTGGTTCAGGAGTACCTGCGGGGCCATGGCTTCGCCTTCCTGGGGCTCCCGCCCCACGGCCTCGACCCACGCCTTGTGGTACGGGCAGAACGGGGAGGGCGCCAGGATGCGGTTTTTCGTCTTAATAACGAAGCGGCCTAGTAACTCGGTCGCTAAGTTCTTCGTGGTGGAGAGCGCCACGGGCACCTGGCCGTCCATGGCGTAAGGCCCGGAAGTCACGAGATACCGGAGATGAATCTCGATGGCTGTCTTGAACACCTTATTCCCTACCCCCCGGACCTCAGCTATGTAGTAGCCAGCCTCCACTAGGCACGCCCCTTCTTTCCCACCGCCGCCATGACGGTATCGTGGATAAAGATGGTCTTTGGGACGCCCGACTTCACAGCCCTTTGGCCGATAACGTCCCACTCCGACGCGGTGAACCGCGTATGGACAGACCGCTGCCGTGGTTCAGGGTAAACCGGGGGGCGCCCGCCTAAATCAGGGCGGTCCAGGGAATGTATCCAAACCACTCCCTCCTCGATTCTTATTCTGAGCCCCATCGCTCGGTATCGGGCAATTTGGGTGGGGGATCTTGGCCCCATTTCTTCATATTCTTCTAGCATTTTTTACTCCTCCATAACAGATTTCCACGTTCGCCCTCGCTTTATATCACGGATCGCGTCCCTAGACACCCCGAAAGTTTCCGCAATCGCAGCCATCGCCTCACCCTGGTCTAGGCGCTGCCGGATGATGACCACATCTTTCTCCCTGAGCCTGGGCGACCTGTGCTTCCGCACTCCCTCCAAGTCCAACCTGGTTTTTGCCAATGTCGGCCAGTAGCCAAAACACGCAGTCCCGTCCTTCAACGTGAATCGGTGCGCGGGCGCGTCCCGGCCACATACCGCAACGTACATCTTTTTTCCTTCAACCAACATTTCTCTTAGTTCACAATCGTCAGGCAGGGCCTTTTCGCACCTCCCCATCTCACCGATTTTTCGTATCGATTGGGGGTGAAACAGGGCGCCCCTCTCCGCACGACGGTCTAACGCCTCCATGAGTAAAATCCGCACCATATTGGAGACATCGCGGTATTCCTTGTGCGCGGCCTCTTCGATTTGGTCAAACAGGATGCGCGGAACACTAACCGCCCTCTGGGGAATCTTACCCACCTCTTATCCACCTAACTATAATACGGGCGGATCGGTTACGCAACCAATAACTCAATCGATGTCATCCTCCAACGTGCCGAAGGTGCCCCTTTCGATGATTCTTTCTGGCATCAGCCAGGCCAGCCTGTGGAGGAGTTTGGACAAATCCTCGTGGCACTCACGCAACCCAATCGGGGGGCAGGTCGCCCACCACCCATCATCCCGGTGCCGGAAACGGATACGAAGATTGATCCCCCTTGGGATGTAATAGGTCGGGCCTTCGCGCTTACGCCGTGGCATCAGAACAGAATGTCGGCGTGCCCTCTCCCACCCACGCCTCGGCGGTATTGAAGCTAAACCACTCCCAAGCCCCTTCCTCATCACACTCCAACCACGCCATAATCGCGATAACACACTTCCCCGTGTCGTACACAGCCACGGGCAATGCGCCTTGCTGGCGGGACCAGTGGTCCTCGGGGGTGTCCGTGATCGCCACCAACGCCTGGTCGAAATGTTCCCGCGGCTCCAATAACTGGGCGCTTGGGTTTACTTTCGCTAATTCCGTTGCGAGATCGCTCACCCGCGATCCTCCAAGCTAATACCGGCTTCTTCCAGGATCTCGTTAAATTGCTCGACGGTGAGTTTCCCATTGGCCCCGAAGGCATTCGACAGCCTCAAGAGGGCCGTTCGGAAACCTCGGCACGACAGGAGAGCCCGCCCCGTGCTTACCTGCTCCTGGTCCCGGGGGTCCAATTCCAAGGTGACCTTCATGGCTTGTTGCACGCCGGGCAGCGGTCGGCGTTTGGCCCCGTGTGTGTTTGCCCACGGTGGCGCCCCGATGCGATGACCTTATCAATCAGCAGGTCAGCCTCTTTTAAAGTGAGTACCATTTCGACCTTAACGCGCTGGTCCTTCATCCGCTCAACCTTAACTAACTCCATCACCCCCTCCATGCGACTTTCTTCTCAGCCATTCATCAACGGCCGACCTGGTAGACCGCCACCGTCCAGTCCCATCCTTATAGGCGGGGAATCCACCCCGTATCACCTCGCGCATCATGTCGTTCTTAGTGATTCGTGCATACCGTGTGATCTCATCAACGCCCATCAGGGCTTCGGTAGACACCACCCCAGGTCGAATAGGTTCTGCGTTACCTTTCGCAAGCCCTGCTGCACTAACCGGATATAATCGTTCACTGTCAACTGTCTTCCGCATCTTTGTCTTAATCCCTCTAGTTTGTTTCGACCGTACTTCGGCCCATCGATAGGCACTGTTTGTTGTGAGTATTCGAGATATAGTGCGTTCCACTCATCCTCCTCAACCCCCTTGACGATCTTCTGGAGGTCGTGCCACTCAATGGCCGCTTCATTATCCCCACTGGTCCGACTCGGCGCCCGGACACGATCCGGGTCCATTGGTTGCGAGCCTGGCGATTGCAGCGCGTGGTATAGCTCGAAGTAACGATACATAGCGGCAGATGGTGATCCATAAGAATAATCGCTCACGGCGCCATGTTGGGGACAACATCCACACCCACCGCCGCCTCGTTTAGATCCGCATCAAAAGCCTCAGTGACCACAACCACCAAGCTGGCATAGTGGCCATAGCCGTCACACCGAATAATATCCGCAGGAAGGGGGACATCAGTTAAGGTAATCATCGCCACCCCGGTTTCGGTATCGCTAGGTGCGAAAGCCTGCGCCAAGTCGAACCCGCCAGTGTTGAAATCACACCCCGCCATAACCGTGGCCTGCGATGGTGGATAGGTCAGCGTCAGGCTCATGCCAGCCAGTGGGGTTGCCCCCGTGACTTGCACCACGACAGGGAACTTACAGTCCATGGGCAACCAGTAACCAACCACACGGCGTAGGACATCCAGGGCGTCGTTCACGTCGATGTCCCCATCACCGTCTACGTCGCAGACGATGGCGTTGTCTTTACACGGGGAGGGTAGCTCTACGGAGTGTCGGAGAATCCGTAACGGGTCGCGGATGTTGATGACTCCATTGAGATCACTATCGCCGCAAATCACCGCCCACGCGGGAGTCGCCATGAGGATAAACGCCAAGCTGATAACCGTTCTCATCTGGACCTCCTGTCGAAGCATCGGCGTAAACAGTAGGACCGGATAAACGCAGCCGAGGCGTACACCGCGGTAATCTCGAAAGTCTCGTGCATAGCGTAGGCGTGCCCCCACAGCGGCAACACCCACATCGTGAGCACCCAGGCGACCCCCGCGCCGGTAATCACATTGGCGGCTGCTTCGGTGGCGGACGCCGAGCGTGGCTGCCCCGTGTCCGGTTCCCCGATTTCCCGGGATAAGAGTTGTAGGGCCTTCTCGGGCACCTCATGGCCCACCGCCAAGTGGTGGTGCAGGTGGATGATTAAGTCTTCTGCGCTCTTCACGGTGATCGTTTTTCGTGGGCGCGATAACGAGCACTGACAGCACTCGAACCCACGGTGGGATTGCAGCGTGTACACCACCCCCTCGTTGAAGCGCGAATAGACCCGCATCAATGGAGTTCCCGGTCCCCTCCCGGCCCAGGGTCATGGATTACATCGGTGAGCTTATTTAATCCCGACAGGATTGCCGCCAGGGTGGTAGCAAGGGTCGCGCACTCGGTCGCTACAAGGCCGATCTGCGCGGACTGTGTCTGCTGTTCGAGTTCGAGCAGCCTAACCCGGTGGGTTAAGCTCACAGAACCAGCCCAAAACCTGCTGAATATCTTCCACCTCACCGCTCACATCCTCCGGGTCCGCCCTAAAACAGGCGTCCACATCCTCGTATCCAATCCGTCTGGCCGTTGCCGCCATGCTCTTCAACCACCTCACCGCGTGAGGCACGTCCACGCCGGAGCGTAACTCCCTTCGTAGCCGGGTGACCGCCCACCGCTCCTCATCGGCCTTCATGGCCCACTCGATTGCCTCGGAGCCCCGATGGCCCCGCCCGATAATCTCACGCCAATGCCCGTGGGTCATCGTGGGTAACGATGTCCTCAAGCCGGATTCGACGTGCATGGACGTGAGGGCATATTTCCGCAGGCTGGAGTAAGATATGTTCAACTCGCCCGCGAATTTCTTCAGGGTGGAGGTCTTACCCCGGAGGTACTTGTCATTGGGGCGGATCTTAGCAATCAGGTTCGCCAGATCACCCAGCGTCCACGCGCTGTCGGACTCTGCCTGGAGGCAGTCGATGCCAACCGACACAGCTTCGTCCCAACTCTGAATATCGGGCAAGCTCATCTACTATTACCCACAAGGGGGCTACTTGTACCCACCGGCCACCTCTCCACTCCCCCTCCACTTCGCACCCCTGGTCCGTAACCTCCCACCCCACAACCGCTCTGGCCGTATAGCCAGACCCAAGTGGCCCCCGACCTCCGCGCAGAATGCGTGGCCCAAGTCGGAGGTGGGGCGATAATTACCGTTTAAGATTCGCACAACAGTCGTGTGGTGGCAGCCGATTTGTTCACCCAACTCCGTGGTCGAGATTTGGTTTCGCCGTAAAAAAGTCTTTAGGTCCAGTAGGCTGGGTGTAGACAGGTGATGCTCGTTCCATAGGTTAGAAACTTCGACGTGGAATGGGAGTATCTGGTTAAGGCCCCAGACAATCCAGGCCGCGGCCACACCCGATGGCGTGGCCCCACGGTAAACCTGCCGAATACGCCGTTGTGGAAGACCAGCCTTGCTGGCCAGGTCGTAGACCGTGATTCCATGACGGTCGAGGAGCCAGGTGAGGGCTAAGTCCTCATGGTCGATGTGCGTTTCACGCGACATCACTACTGCGCCACTACGCCATCTCCCACATGGAACTCCAAGGCGTCTTCTAGTTCATCGACCCGCCGCTCTAGTACAGTAAGGCGTGCCCCTTGCCCACGGGACGCCTCAAGGACAACGCCTGCTCGCTGACGAAGGGTAGAGTTGGCGATAACATCCACCTCACGAAGAACCGCGTAGTCACTTAATGTTTCAATACGGTTGGTTATCGCGAACAGGCCCAGCACGACGACCACCGCGAAGCCCAGCAGTGAGAACAGGAACCACTGAGGCATAGACACCCCTTGTTCGTGATTCATGTCGGTTTCGTGCGTTTCACGCGACATCACTCCACCAATCCTCTAACACACTGGCTTGTGCCCAGGCCATGGTCAGGAAGGCGAAGCCCACCCAAGCGCAGGTCGTTGTTCCGTACCATAAGGCATTATACACCAATTTCATCAGTACACCTATTCCTCCTCCTCCACTCGTCCATCTGCACCACATTACCCACCCCCTTGGCTTGGGAGTAGGTCTGCAAGGGAACCCCCTCCAGGCACTGCTCGCAACCAGCTAACCACTCCGTCCTGACTCGCCGGGCGTCATCAGTGAGGTCCGGGTCTAGTAAATCACTCAGCATGGCGAGGTATGTCTGGCATAGAAACTTCATAATCCCCGGTACGGCTAATAACAACGGTGCGTTTCGTCGTGTCGTACTCGCTACCCAATCTCCACCCAGGTCGCGAATGATTGTTGTGGTTTGTCGGTCAGATCCTCGGTCGGTAACCCATTTTTTCACTTCTCCCCTCCCTAACACGTTGCGTGTATTCGACCCATAGGCGGTCGATCTCGTAGCTCGCGCTGATACTATACTTGCGCTCAAAGCTCTTAATCCCTACTTGGTGGGCCTCCGTATGGTGCTCTCGGCACAATGGCCACACCAGGTCATGGTCACCCCCGCGGCTTCCCCTTGTCGGGCGGTGATCCGGGTCACTCGGACCACACCCACACACCGTGCATGGGCGCTTCTTCACGAATTCACGAAACCTCAACAGCCCCACCCCCCAACCGCTTCAGTAGGACGTGTCGGATGAGACCCTCATCGAAGCCAGTGACCCGACAGCACTCGCTGAATGTAACCAGGGCGCTCGCCCCTGTCACCCATTGCCATGTGGCGTCTGTGTGCTTGGATAACAACACCCTGTCCGCTCCTGTACGCCGCCGCCCGTCCCAGTCATCCACCAACTCCTGGACCGCGCTCAGAAGGATTCCGTAATGTAGGCGTTGGTTGGGTGTGTGGCCGACCACACGGGCCTTCCACCTGCCCCCAATGGCGTACCACCCATTCATACATCCCGGCCGTCCCCACCATCAAGCCACGCGATCATTAAGGCAACCCGGGCTACGGCCTTAACGAGATCACGACGGTCCCCCTTCGTATCGAACCTGAATAGCTTCTCCTCCACATCTCCCAACACCCAAGGGATACCATACCGGGTAATGGTGGCATCAAAGGATTGGGTTAAGTTATCCTCAGTCGCATACTTGGAGGCATCTGGACCCATGAGACTATCGATCACCTCGCGGGCTAGTTGTAGGACCGCGGCCTCGACTTGGCCTGCGGTCACGCCCCACGCCTCGCGTTATGCGCTACGAACTTGGCAATCCAAAAGGCGTCGGCTTCGTCCTGCTGCATGGTCGTCCGGCCCGTCACGGCTATCGCCGTTGCGAGGGCGTGGGCCTTTATATTCGCTACACCATCGCACTGGGATGCAGCCTTAGCCTCTTGGTGCCACTCGTAGGGCATGACTCGACCATCCATGTAGGGGATACCCAACGTCATGCCCGCGTTCTCGATGTCGGCCGCTATCGTCACTAGCTTGGCTTTGGTGTCAATGGACCGCGACATCGGTTCCTCGCACGCCAGGATATCGATATCGCCCTCCTCGGTGGTTAGCCGGAGGAGGGTTTCAGAAACCTGCTGCCTGATCTGGTGGCGCCTTTCCTGAAAATCACCCTCCTGGCAAGCAAAAACCCCCGACTCGGAGTATTCCCCGTGCAACAGGAGGCACCACCCGGTTACCCTGGACCCCGGGTCGAAGGCTATGATTCTTTCAATCACAGTCGTAGCGCCTTGATGGTCGTGCCCCAGCGGTCCTTATGCAGCGGAAACTTCCTGTTCATACTCTTCTCCGTGGCGCACTGGCGCACTTATCATCACTGGTGTTCTAATACCTTTTTCAAAAAAATAACGTACCAGGCGTCGTCGGATTCGTTGAGGGTCGAGTTGTACCTCTCGTAGAGAGCCCACCATCTCACAACACCAAATAAAGCTGAAGGTTTCAGTGCGATTGTCGGTCAACCAGCACCACGCGGACCTCCAGTCCTCTCTGTGGCGAAATTTAACATCCACCACGCCGTGGCAAAAGTCCTGTATGGATTGATTCAACACAGCGACCACCAACGCAGACTCACCGCTTTTGATACCCCGGTGTTGGAAGCCGGGATCGGTAAAAGCCGTCCCCCTCACAATCGGTTGTGGCAATGGCCGGTGGGGTTCGGGTAGGTATTTCATCGCCCTACCCATCTTTTTCCTCACGGTCCATTCTCCCGATTCCACGGAGCAGTGCCTTCAGGGGGCCGCCGTCATGCGGGATGGCTGGTGGCGATGGGGGTAGTTCGGGTCGGTAGAATCCAACGAAATCCCTCGCGATGAATGGTAAATCCCGATCCCGCGCTTGCCCCAACCGCGACATCCCGCCGATGCACGCGATAGCACGCACGGCCGCGGGCGATAGGGCTTTAGTGGTCCTATCACCCCCACGGACCCTATCGAGCACCAGCAGCCATTCATTCATCGCCTGGTCTTCCTTGGTCCCGTCGATGTATGTCTGCACACGCCGCACCGTGGGGAGGAAGTCGATGGTCGCCCGTCCAAGCGCCTCAATCACATCATCACAGCGATAGGCCAGCAAATCACGCCACCAGACCTCAAGGCCCAATGCCGTGGGCATCACCCAGTTATTCGCTGAACACCTCGCTGCGAACTCCCGCACGAAACGGCCGCGGTCACGATCCTCCACCCTTCGCCCTCCCTAGAAATTCCCTCGCCGTTTCAACGTGACGAGCCTCTTTCATCTCTGATTTTGAGGGCGCCCGTGGCGGCGCGTCTGCGTTTCGCATGAACCGCTCCACCTGGTCGGCATCCTTCAGGATGAGCATGACCGAGTCGTAAACCTCGCCACGCTCGTTAATGCCCATGTTGTGCGGAGTCAGGGAGCAGCCGGTAATGGCTTTCTTCAAGTCTTCCGTGGAAAAACCCTCCTTTATTCGTTGGAGAATCCGGTCTTGTCGCTGCTTGGTCAGGGTGCTGGCCGGGTGGTTTAAACACTTGCACCAGTGGTCGAAGACCTCCTGCACGTCAGGATGGATGGACCTTTTTTTACGAACCCCCTCTTCTCCAGTTCCCTTCCCTTTCCCTTCCAGTTCCCTTCCAGTTCCCTTCCCTTCCCCCCGGGCACGCCCGGGCACGCCCGGGGCACGCCCGGGCACGCCGGGGGGCGCCGGTAGGCGCGACTCCGCTTCACGGTGGTTTACCACCTGGTGTGATGAGAACTTCGTGACCAAACCGTAAGGTTCTCCATCAACTTCATACTTGGTGATTAGCCCTGCCTCAAACAGGATATCCATCGCGATGCCAAAATCTAAGCCATCATCATAAGGTCGGATATCTAGCTTTAACTCGCGAGGGCGCCACTTAAAACGACCTTCCCGGTCGGCGCAGCAAAAGAGCCCCATGAAGATAAGTGTACAGGGTAGCCCGGTTTCCTTTTCAAGCTCCCACAAGATTTCATGCCTGAAAATCTCAGGCTTTATCGTTCGTATCCGAACCACACCATCACCTGCCTTCCCCCAAGGTGTTCCACCCCTCTTGGGTTAGTTGCCAGCGGGTCTGCCTGCGACCCGTCGAGGCCACCGCTTTGCCATCCCTGGCGATCCACCCCCGGCGCTCGATTTCCCGCAAACGTGGCGTGAGTGTGTTCCACGCAATCCCCGTGCGCTCGCACAACACCTCCGCTATCGCCGGGCCTTTGGTCAGTGCTGTCAGCACCTTACGACGCAACTCAGTCGGCTTAACCGTGGCCGCTGCATGGTGACTGGTCCCCGGGTCCGTCTTGCGAGCAGTAGGCTCGAACAACGGCCCCGGGGGGCGCCGCATTAACCCCATAGCTTAAAACGGTACATCCCTACCGTCCTCCTCTGCCCCATCGTCACGGGGGCTCTTCGACGCCCCGTTTTTATAACCACCTTCCTCCGCCTTACTGCCCAGGAATTCCACGCCACCCATGTCGGCTACGATCTCGGTGGAGGAGCGTTCGTTGCCGTCCCTGTCCTCCCACTTGCGGGTCTGGATGCGACCGCGGATGCAAACGGCGCTGCCTTGGTGGAGATACTGTCCGCAGTGGTCCGCGTCATGGCCCCACACAACCACGTTGTGCCACTCGGTTCGCTCCTGGGCTTGCCCCTCCTTGTCCTTCCAACGCTCGTTCGTGGCAATACGCAACGTGCAGACGCTACGGCCCGAATTCGTTTCTTTTAGCTCAGGGTTTTGGCCGAGATGCCCGACCAGAACCACCATATTCATCGATCCCATTATTCACTCCTCGCACGAACACTTGTCGTACTCCTTGTCGCAGTCATTACAGCGGCATTCACAAGATGCCAAATATTCCTCACAGGTTACGCACAGCGTGCATTCAGGGCAGCCGCCACACTCTTCGCGGCACACCGAACACGTCGCGCAACCACCCAGGCACTCGATACGCATCGTGCCCGACCCACCGCAGGTGATGCACCCGTTCCCCGGCGAGCCATCGCACCAGCAGTCAAGCTCGTGCCTCTCGTCATCCACTGGGTTGGTCGATGTTCTCGATAATCGCCAGTGCGTCCTTGAACAGGGCGGCGGGTATGTCCCCTACTTTCTTGTGTTGCCCGCTGTCCCCATCGGAACTTTCCCCCAACCGCTTCAGCATCTCCGCCATGATCGGCTTTGCCGCGTCATCACCGCGGTTACCGGCCATCTTGCCCCCCGCGTCCCAGAGTTGGTTCTTTTGCTTCTCGGTGATCTTCCCGCCCGGTTTATAGCCCGGGATGTCGCCCGTTTTCGGCTTCCCCTTTTTTGCCGCCTTACGGGTCTTCGAGTCCACCTTTTTACCGCCGAGTTCCTTGGCGATCAGGTCTTCGAGTACGGGCGTGGACTCGGCCGCATCGTCGTGCGTGACTGCGGCCTCCCCATCATCATCCACTTGAGGTAAACCGCACAAACCCGATAGCGTGTATCGACGGGCGTAGGTAATCGCGCCCCCGATTCCTTGCGCGTCCGCCTTGTTGGGCTTCAAGGTCAACGAACTGAGGATCCATTGGCCTGACGAATGGGCGAGTACGCAAACCACGGTAACCGTGGCCCCGTCCCCCTCGTGTGTATATTGGTAATGTGCCAATCCGTTCGCGGTTAGCGGTTCCCGAACGGCCTCTACGACGGACGCGAGGTCCGCGTAACTGGACTTGAAAAATGGGTTCTCTTTTTGTTTCACCGCCCCCCCCATCTGGCTCTGAGCCTTGGCAAGCGCCCCGAATATCTTATCGACCTCGACCGAGTGGTGAGGTGTGGGCACCGGGATAGGTGCGTAAGGAACCATCGTGTCTGTCATATCCTCGTTCATTTATTTCTCCCCTTTCTCCGCAACACGCGGAAGCTCCTTTCGTCTACGGCGTATGCCTTTCGTGTCTGCTGTTTCCAGGTAAACCGGGTGCCGTCTGGCAGGCACGCGACGGTGGCGTCACCGATTAGCGCCTTCAGGTTGTTTTCAGCTTCCAGCCGCTGTGCTTCGTATTTCTTAATTTCCGAACTGGCCTCTTCCCGCACAGCCGCCCACTCCAGGGCCTCATCGCCCAGTTGGACCTCTTCACCGGAATCGAGTGGGTACAGCGCCTCCAACGCGCTCTTGGTCGATGTCGTGGCGTCCGCGTCAGGGGGCTTGTCACCCACGATGTGGTCGGTCCACCAGCGAGACAGCAACTCCAGCATCACTGAGATGAAATCGTCGTTCCGGTCCTGCTCGAAACTCTTCAGAGTCTGTCCCCCAATGAGAACGGCGTAGGCACAAAACTTCACGTCGGCACACGCCGCGTACAGTTGCGCCTGGACTTGTGCTGCCAACGGTGGGGCGCTGTCCCACAGGTGCCCCAAGTGGGCGCCCGTCGTTTTGATTTCAAGGATGCCTTCGTGTTCATCGTCGGTGTAGATATCGTCGGGGGTGCCGCCCACGAAATCTAGATCAGGGTGGTTGACGATTGTGAACTCGCCTAGGACGCACGCCGATTCATAATGGGTTTCCTCGTAAAACCACTCCCGCACGATGGGTTCTAACTTGATGCCGAGTTGTACGGCCTGGTTCTCGCTCAGATCTGCGGGTTCGAGTCGCCCGGTCATTTCACCCCACAGTTGCAGGGGGGAGCTATATGGGTTCGCGCCCATAATTGTGGCGGCACCCGTGCCCGTGATCCGCTTTTTGCGGTAGGCGAGCCACTCTGCCTTATCCTTGAAGTTTATTAAATCCATCTAGTCCTCCCCGGGGCATCCCGGCCCCTTCAGGTCAAAACCGGCGACGGCCGATTGACGGCCGTCGCCGGGCGCACCCAGCGAAAGGGAACCGGGTTGCGCTTGTGTGGGGACTTCGGGCCGGGGGTTACCCGGCCCCGGTGTGATGAGCCGAACGGGGAGAGGAGCCCCACACCGTGAAAATACTAGGACCACGGCAATGGCCAAGCATGGCCCCCGGTGAGCCCTGTTTTGTTGCATAGCTTCCATTACTAAGTATTTTACGCTTCGGGATATCAAAGCGCAAGACCCGGGGCACTGAAAAAACCCCAGTGGCTCGGTTTATGAGCTACTAAGGGCTCGGTCCCAATCGGTCCTACTGCTCTTGAGGTAGCGGTAGTAGACCTTTTCTACTACCGATGGGTTGTCGCCTACCTGCGCCGCGACCACAGGCAGCGGCACACCGCTCGAAAGGGCTTGGCTGATGAAAGTGTGGCGGCAAATATACAAGGGTTTGTTGGTCAGGCCCATCCGTTGAACGATTTCGTTCCAGGCAGCGCGGAGTTTCGCTATTTTGACTTCGGCAAAGACCCTCTCCTCCACGTCTTCGTGCTCCGGCATAGCGTGCCAGAGCGTGTCGGGAATTTCGACCCACCTGCGGGAGCGCTGGGTTTTCAGTGTCGTCACGCACCCGTCCACGATGCCCTCGTTGATGTAGGCGCGGCGGGTTTCACCGCAAACCCGCCCCCAGGTCAGCCCTAAAGCCTCGTTTGGGCGAACGCCAGTAAACAACAGGAAGCGAACAAACAGTGCCTCCACCGGCTTCATTGACGATTTGAGTTTGCCGAGAATCACGTCCCGCTCCTCGACCGTCAAGGGTCTACGCTCCTCGGCGTTCTCCCCGGTTTTCCGCTTCAATCGGGCGTAGAGTGTCGGGATCAAATCCCACGAGGCGTATCCATCCCGGGTGGCATCCCGCAAGAGGGCGCGAAAGGCATTAAAAACGACTTTATTTGCCGTTGACGCCCGGCATCCCTGCACACCATCGAGTACGGCCATCAGGTCGGCTGGGGTGAGTTCCGAGAACTCCCTTTTCCCCAACACAGGGAGGCAGTATTTTCTGACTAGGCACCGCCTAGTCTTTCGCCACGATCTCGATACGTCCTGATCCCGCCAGGTATTGAAATATTCTTCGATATTCATTGGCAAAGAGTGCCTAAAGAACCACCGAATGTCAAGAGCCCTTCAGGGGTTGGGATGTGCAGTTTTAAGGGATTCGGGCGGGGGGTGCCGCCTACTCCATACCTACCCCCCATTTAGCCCCCTATTACCCTGCGTGGTTCACCCCCCTAGTACCGTGCTATACTGTAAGTAGTGGTTATTTTGTAACCGCTCAGGTCTAGACCTTGCCCTCCCCGGCGCCAACGAGGCCCCTGGTTGAACTCTCAACCGGGGGCCTCCCCTTTTTACGAAAATGGAAATCGAGCGATGCCCCCACTGCACAAATGTGTTGAACGCGGCGGAATCGGCCTTACTCCAGATCGACGCGAGCCCTGATTACCGACCCAACTGCTCCAAATGCGGGTGGCCGCTTCACGGCGAGCCATCCCCGGTCTGTGTTTGGTGCGGTGAGTACCTCCCATCGAGCATGGAGGTCAGGATGGAGCATTACAGAACTTGCCGCGTCCCCAGGTGGACTAGGCGTGGATAACCGTTAGCGACTTCGCGGGCCGGTGGGGGTCCGCACTTCTTGGGTGGCGAGGCTTCGCCCGCCGCCCTATCCCGTGGATGATGGCGCACCCCCAAAGTGGACAGGCCCGTCCCCTATCAACCACGGTTTATAACCCGCCTCGGGGGTGTCCCGGGCCTGGGAGGCGGGGCTTTTTTAATGGAGACTGATTTGTTCAACAACATCGCGATAACCCTTTATGAGCACGCACTGCATTGCTTCCAAAAAACCACCACGGTGGTTCGCGGGGCTATCACGGTCGCCCTGGATGCGATCACGAGCTTAGTGCGTAAGTGACGGAGAAGCCCACCTGTTGCGGCAACGAGATGGTGCAAGTGAACTACCGCCGACGAACAAAATCACCCTACTGGCTCTGTTCGCGATGTGGCCAACAGCGAGCGTATCATGCCGGATGAACAAGACCGCGTGACGGATGACCTGCGGAAGGTCCGCAGGATGCTCGCCGCGGGTGTGCCGCCTAGTGAGGTGCGCCACCGATTGGGATTCAGCCGCAAGGAATACCGCGCTCGTTGGGAAAAGCTGATCGAACAAGCTGCTGATGTCCGTAACGTCTGGCCGTCGTTCTACCACTCTACCCGTAGTTTGATCAGTGACTTAATGGCGATTCGGCAGGAATACGCGGCCGATGGTAAGCTACATTCCGTCGAGCGGGTCACCCGACAAATCAGTGAACTCCACCAACGCATCATCGACACGGGCCAACAACTTGGCGTTTACGACAGCATCCCCACCCTCCACCAGATCGAACACACCGTAAAACCCACGCTCGGGTTATTCCATGAGGGTGATGAGGTGATAGAGGACGCCCAGCTAATCGAGCACGATGACGACAACCCTGTCTACAACTGACTGGGTACTCTCACCCGCGGAGGTGGAAGAAGTTTCCGCCAAAATCGCCGGATGGCGAAAAGACCCGGTGTTGTTTGTCAAGCAGGTTATTGGCGAGACTCCGGTTCCGCACCAAGAGCAAATGCTGCGAGCGGTGGCGGGGCACAACCGTGGCAAGTTTGGGGTGACCGTCCGCAGTGGTAAGGGCGTCGGGAAGAGCGTGGGTGCTGCCTACGCGATCCTCTGGTTCCTAGTTTGCCACCGGAACTCCCTCGTGGTCGCCACGGCGCCCAAGCGCGAACAGGTATTTAACGTCCTCTGGACGCAACTCGAAAAGCAAATCCGTAACAGCCCCTTTCTCTCCCGTGTCCTAGAGTGGCGGCCGACTTCGATCAGGGTGAAGGGCGAGGCCGTCGAATGGCAGGCGATAGCGCAGACAGCCCGTGACATTGAGAACATCCAGGGCCAACACCGGCAGGATATGCTGGTGGTGGTAGAAGAGGCGTCGGGCGTCGAGGACGACATCCTAGAGGCGCTACTCAGGGGGATGTCTGAGGCGCACAACCTGGCTCTGTTAGTCAGCAACCCAACACGCCTATCGGGGATGTTTTACGATTCCCATCATGCATCACGCGACCTGTGGGAGTGTCTACACTTTTCGGCCCGTGACAGCCCCCTAGTGGCCGCGGAACACCTCAAGCGACTCGAAGCGAAGTACGGAGAAAAGTCACCATTTATAGCAATGGATGTTGATGGTGAATTCCCCACGCAATCGGACACGTCCATGTTCCGGTTGGATTGGCTACTAGATGCCCGCAACCGCGACACCTTCAATGAGGGCGAAGAACGCCTAGAGGCTGGTGTGGACGTGGCCCGGTACGGTGGAGATCATACCGTCTGTGTGGTCAGGAAGGGCCGCAATGTGGTGTCGATCAACCGTTGGTTGGGCTGTGATTTAGTGGAAACGACAAATCGAGTATCTGATATTTGCCAGATGTACGAGGTGGAATCCGTTAAGATTGACGAGATAGGTATCGGCGCTGGTGTGGTTGACAACCTCATGGCGATGTCGGACAGCGGGATGTTGAACGCAGAGGTCGTCGGCGTGAACGTGTCTGAATCAGCCGAGATAGACCAGTACCCAAAACTCCGTGACCAGTTGTGGTTCGAGTTCGCTGGCCGCTTTGGTGCCGGGGAAATCGCCTTTACTGAAGATGTAACGGCTGAGAATATCGAGCACCTCACAGCCGAACTTTTACCTACCGAGTATGCATTCACACCGAACGGTTTACGACGAGTCGATTCCAAGGATGTGTTGCGGCGGAAGATCGGTGCGAGTCCCGACATGGCGGACGCCATGATGCTGGCGTTTTACGAAACGTCTGCTGGGCTGATCGGGTACTGCTAATGAAAGTCGTACCGATTTCCAAGAATCGTACCGAGAGTATCGAACGGCTCGCCGCCCTCATGGAGGCCGACGGCCCTACCTGGCGATCCGCGCTGCTTGTCTACTACGATGACTCGACGGACTCCGTGGGGTTCTCGGTGGCGGGGTCGGCCACAGTGCTTGAGGTGCTTAGTTGGATCGAAATGATCAAGCACCAACTCATGCACAGCCTGAGTGATTGATGGACGTAGTACAGTTACCCCTTGACGAGATACTACCGGATGATCGGAATCCCCGCATCCACGGTGAACGGAACATCGAGGCCATCATGGATAGTTTTCGGCAGTTCGGGCAGGTTGAACCCTTATTGGTGCAGGAGGGTACAAACAAGCTCATTGCTGGACATGGCCGACTTGAGGCGCTACGGCGGCTAGGTCGGGATGAGGCCGATGTCGTTCTGCTCGATATAGACGAGCAGGCGGCGATGGCGCTCAATATCGCCCTGAACCGCACTGCCGAACTTGCCGAATGGAACATTGATACCCTGGGTGACCTCTTGGGCGACCTGACTGGGTACGACCTGGGTTTCGACCAGGGCGAATCGGCGTGCTTGGTTGGTGAGGAATACGAAGCGGTGAGTGACATCACCGACCGCCCCCCCGACGATACTCAACGACTCACCTTCATACTGCCGGGTGGCGTGGTGGACCGCGTCCGGCAGCATCTCAAACAGTACGGTCCCGACAAAAATGAGGCCATTCAACGGTGGTTAGAAGCCTCTAGGTCGGAGTAGGAGAACTCGAATCAGAGAGATTTTACCGCCACTGGTTACGGCCAGCGGACAACCGATAGAAAGCCGCGATTCGATAGACGCTGCGGCCCGGGCATTTAAGACCGGCGCGGACTCCGTCCGCATTGGGGTTTCCGAAGCGACATCGTATCAGCGTCAAGCGTGGGTTTATGCGTGTGTTCAAGCTATTGCGCGGACCATCGCTACCGTGGATTTTTCACTCCAACGCAATGGCACCCCCATCACCTCGGGGACGGCGTTTGATCGATTTCGCCGCCCGTCGCCCAGGAAGTCGCGGTATGAACTCTGGTTCAACACCATTGCGAGTATGGAATTGGCGGGTAATGCGATGTGGTGGCTCGAACTTCCCACGCAACGCAACATCAAGATGCCGTTGTCCATTCGCGTCCTGGACCCATTCACTACGAAGGTCGTAAGGGACCGTGAGGATGGCAGTCTAATCGGGTACGAGACTCGACAAGGCCGAAAAAAGATTCAGTTGATGCCCGACGAGGTGGTCCACTTCATGTACCCCAACCCACGCGACCAGTGGTGGGGGCTCGCGCCACTGACGGCGGCCATGACCGCGGTGCGGACTGACATGAAGGCTGCGGCGTACAATGAGCAGTTTTTTGAAAATGCCGCGCAACCAGGCGGTATCCTGATCTACAAGCGGACGATGTCCAAGGCCCAGCAGGAACAAGTCCGAGCACAAATGAATGATGAGCACGGGGGGATCGGCCAGGCCCACAAGACCGCGGTTCTCGCCGGGGACTGGTCCTACCAGCAGATTGGCTTGGGCCAACGAGAGATGGAGTTCCTCGAACAACGACGATTCAGCCGCGAGCAAATCAACGCGGCCTTCGGCGTTCCCGGGTTACTAACCGCCGATCCGAATCGCTCCAATTACAGCACTGCACAGGTGGAACTCCGCATTTTTGCGGAGACTAACTGGGTGCCGAAAATCCACTACATCGAGGATGTCCTACGGGCGCAGTTCTTTTCACGCTTCGCCCCCGACATCGACGGCGTGTTCCAGATACGGGACGCGCCGGGTGTTCGTGAGGATGTCGGTGACCAGCTTGGGCGTGCAGAGAAGCTATGGCGCATGGGCGTTCCGCTCAACGATATTATCGATATGCTCAAACTCCCACTTGAGCATAAACCTTGGGGTGATGTTTGGTGGACGAACCCTGGGTTGGTGCCAGCTACAGATGTCCAGAAAGCCCAGGCCGCTGCGACGGTCGAAGAGACAGCCCCGGCGGCCGGTGGTAACATACCGATAGCCAAGGCCCTCATCGATGATCCACTGAGGGCTCAATACTGGCGTGGGTTTGTCGAGCGGCTCAAGCCTTTAGAAAACCGCTTCATGTCCAGAGTTCGTAGGCACCTGTTCTCGATGCGGTCTACGGTGTTGGAAAATATATTCGCCCAAGGGGAGCGTTCGGTGCGTGGTCTGACCGATGAAGAATGGGTCCAGTTAGTCCTCTTCTCCATGGATGCGGAAACCAAGGAACTGCTGACCTGGGTCGAGCCCTTCATTCAACAAGGCATCGAGCAGGGCGGGAACATGGTGTTGGGTGAGTTGGGGTCATCAAGCTCCTTCACCATTGAGAGCGACTTAGGGTTGCAGGCATTCAAGGACAGGACGAACCGAATCGTTGATTTTAATCTCGGTGGTACGATTATCAGCACGACGTTCGATGACGTGAGCAACCAGTTGCGTGACGGACTGCGGCTCGGGGAGAACCTGGATTCTCTCGCTAAACGGGTCCAAGAGTATTTCAACCAGGCCGGGAAGGGGCGTAGCCGAACGATTGCGCGTACCGAGGTCGGCACTGCCGTGCAGGCTGGCCGTGGCGCGGCGATGAAGCAGGAAGGGGTGGAGCAGCATGAATGGCTATCCTCCCGCGATGCTATCGTTCGCACTGAGCGGCATGACCACCTGATCGACGGCGAGGTCGTCACCCTTGGGGATGATTTTTCCAATGGGCTGCGATGGCCGTTGGACGATAAGGGTGATGCGAGTAACGTCATTAACTGTCGCTGCACGACAATTTCCGTCGTATGAATTTACATTGTTTCGGGCCGCAGGACGGCCCGACCGGGGAGAATTATGAGCAACGAAGAATTTAGTGTAGGTGGATTAACCCGCCAAGCGATTAACTTCGAGACACGCAACATCGATGACGAAAACCGTATTATTGAATACGTCGGCTCCAACCAGTCTATCGACCGCTATAGTACGCGGTTAATGGGGTGGAAGCTCAAGGACTATAAACGTAACCCGGTTTTTCTGTGGGCGCACCGCTACGATATGCCGCCCGTAGGTAGGACGGTCGATGTCAAGGAAGATAAGGAAACCGGGGAACTGAGGTTCCGCGTACAATACGCCCCGCGGGAAATCTACCCGTTCGCCGGTACTATCTACGACATGGTGAAAGAGGGGTATCTCAGCGCCGTGTCGGTGGGCTTTTCGCCCGGCAAGGTGGAGTTCAAGGAGGACGAGAATATCCACGAGCTTCGCGATAACGACCTCATGGAACTATCCCAAGTCCCGGTGCCAGCGAACCCGCAGGCGCTGGTCAACGCATTCCAGCGAGGAATGGTGCCCGAAGAACACAAGGATTTACTGACGGCGAATGTCGAGTCGGGTGTGGACACCCTGGATGGGGCGAGTGTCGAGGATCTGTGCGAGCAAGTCCGTGCCTGGATAGTGGAACAGGACCAGCCGGACCCTGATTTCGACCCAACCATCGAGTTGGTGAATCCGACCATCGAGTTGTCCACGGAGGCCGACGCGGCACCGGAGGACGAGGTCGCACCGGAGCCACTCCAGGATGAGAAGCTGGAGGAGGTCACTCGCGATATCGTAGCCGAGGAGCCCGACATGGATGCCACTGAAGAGCCGATTGAAGACTGCACCCCCGACCTGGAAGCACCAGAGCCGGTCCATACACCGACCGCAGACCCGGACGTGGGCGAATGTATGGCCTTGGGCGCCCTGTCACTCATCGCGGACTGCGTGGATGTGACATTTTCCGCCGCCAGGGGGAACTACAGCGAATTGGTACAAGCCGTACAGGGCCGCGTTGGCGCGGTTTTGAATCGCAAAAACCAATCAGCCCTTGAGCAGGCCGGTGAACTCATCCGCTCCGTACTCGACTCCGCTGCGAACGGGGAGATCGAGGAAGAGCAGAAGCAGGCCGATGAGCCTACGGTTGAGGATTTCATCGACGGTCGGATGGAGCACCTCGAACGCGCCATTGGCCGCCTGTCGGACAAGATCGATACAGCGGCTCATAACACAGTCGCGCAAACACTGATTTCGCGCCGTTCCGGGGCAGATATAGCCCTGGATGGCGTACTCACTAAGCTGGAAAAACTAGGTCGGCGCAACGGCTAAATAGTTCGTACCAGCGACCCACGGCTACTGGGTAACGTAGCCAGTCAATGCCGCCCATAACGGGCGGGCACTCACAACACTAGGACCGCCTCGGGGCGGTTTTTTCTTTGGAGGAAAGTATTATGGCCGATGCGCCGGATATTCAGATCAAGACAGACGATAAGCTCACGCGCCTTTTGGACAGCGTTGAGCGTGTAGAGGAGCGCCTCTCTGAGGTCGATGGGTTGAAAGAACAACTCTCGACTTACGAGGAAGCGTTCGCGGAAAATAAGGCTCGCTTGGAAAAGCTCGAAGACTCGGGCAATTCACACCGCGAGTTCACCAGCAAGTACGTTCCCGACTCAGTAGACCGCAAGCGGATGCTGGGTGAGTGGGCGAGCGAGATCTACCAGATTGCGTTCACCCCTGGGTACGAGAGCCGTGATGCTGACGACGTGCAGACCGGCGAGGTAACGACTGATGGCGGTTTCCTGGTTCCCGACCTGGTCGCGCCGGAGGTGATTCGCATTGTGGAGAGAGCGGGTATCGCCCGTTCACTGTGCCGTGTAATGCCGATGGGCAGCGACACCGTGAAGCTCACGAGCCGCGATGGCGCTAACACCGTCAAGGTGTTGTTCCCGGGTGAGGGCGTAGCCCCCCTTGAGGACAAGGACGAGTTCACGAGCGTGAACCTGACGGCCAAGAAGTTGGTTGGCTTAACCGCCATTTCCGACGAATTGGGCGGCGATGCGGCTATCGACGTAGGCGCATACCTCCTGGAGGTCTTCGCAGAAGCCCTGGCAAAGGAAGAGGACAAGCAGTGCTTGAATTCCACCTCCCCGTTCACGGGCGTCTTGGACACTGTTGGTGTCACGGCGGTCGATGGCGGTGCGAGCTTCACTGACATCGATTACGGTGACATAGTGAAAGTCCAGCATTCCGTCGATGCCAGCCTGATTGACCGTGGGACATTCGTGTTCCATCCGTCCATCGGTGAGCACCTGCGGAATATCAAGGACACCCAAGGCAACCCGATCTGGTCGATGTTTGCTGGCGGCATGGAGCCGACGATACTCGGCCGCCCGTATGCCATGACCACGCAGATGCCCTCGGTTGACGCTACTGGCGTCAAGTCCGTGCTCTATGGGGACTTTTCCCACTGTGTGCTCGGGATTCGGGATGGATTCAGTGTCGCGTTCTCAAGCGAGGCAGGGTTCAAGGAAAGCAACCGCTGGATGCGCGTAAGTGAGAGGATCGCTGTTGCGGTCCCGACTGCCGCTGCATTCGCTTACATCAAATCCTCCTGATCGGGTCTAACCTGACAGGTAACTAACCACGGGGGCAGTCCTTCGGGGCTGCCCCCCCTTATTTTATGGCGGGACGCAGTGTTGAAATTCATTCGAGACAGGATGATGCGGTGGAAAACGAGGTCAGGCCGGTACGAGTTGTCTGGCAAAAGCCCGGAGAACGGGCCGAGGGATTATCCTACGGATACACCAACCTCACGCGAAACATCGAAGCCAACATTCGTCACGACCAGAGAGCCAAGGTAGCACTACACGCTTGCCAACCCCGCTCGTTTCAGCCAACGGCTGGCAAGGTGAATCTCTTGCTTACTATGTGGGAAAGTCGCGACCTGGTGGAGGCCGACCTCCGCAGGGTACGGCAGGCGGATGCGTTGATTGTACCGTCCACTTTTTGCGTGGATGTCTTCCGCCCCCATGTGGACTGCCCGATTTACTTAGTCCCACTCGGTGTGGACGTTGAGCGACTACCGTATTGCCAGCGGGTGGACCCCCGTCCGGCGAAACCATTCCGGTGGTTAA